TTAGCTTGAGGTGCTGCCACGTTTAATTCCTAGCAGTTCCATTATCGTCGGGTGCATATAACCAATACAGCTATTAATCCCGCCTGATAGTGCTGTTAGTGTGCTGGTAAATCTCAAAAAGTCCTCCTGGCTTAGCGCCTTAGTGATATTATTATCTCTATAGCTGTCAACTAATTTAGATAATGTTTCCATAATAAACGTTGTTGTATCTAACACATGAAAACAATATTCACTAAGATATCCTAAATCTTTTCTGCTTATCCGTTCTAGTGTTTCATCTGGACTCTCATCAATATCCTGTATGATGGCAAGCAACTCGGCGTTATCCATTAAACTGGCTATTTCATCATGGTAGCGGACGCGAAATTTGTTTTCTACTTGCATTGCTGTGTACTCCTGTTATCAATAGATTAGGTTTGATAGTTATGGTATCAATTGGATTGTGCAATCCAATAAATAAAGCAATCATTTGATACTATTGCTATTAAATCCTTTGTTTTTTTGCTGGGGTGTGTTGCGTTTTGATATACATTCCAGCCAGTGGCGTCTGATAATGGTTCGGGCATTTCTTAGATGTCCCACGCCGTAATGTTCCTCGGTATTTCTTAAGGGGGATTGGGTGGGAATGATTACCTCATATAGTAATATGCCATATCTAACAACCAGTGCGCCTGTTGGTCTATGCTGCCAGCAAATACGGTTGCCATAAGGGTGATTTTTTAATTCATGCAGATGTATTTTAGGTTTCATGATTAACTCCTTTTAGTTTGCATTACGTTGAACATACTCAGTAACCATTTTTTTAGCTGCTGGTGGCAGATGGCTTCATAAGCGACGTCTACCAGTTCGTTATTAGCCAGCCGTTTTTCTGGCTGTGGTTTGGTTTGCGCAGGGGATTGATTTAAATCAATTTCGCTAACTATTTGTGCCATTTCATCCCAAAATCCAACAGGTTTCGGATTGGTGTTGTTTTCACTGTTCATTTTTACTCCTTTAGTTTTATTTAAATTCAAAAATTAAAGCGCACTTACTAAGCAAGTGCGCTGCGATTTTTAAACTCGGGTAGGGTGGCAGGTGGTTAGGCACTCACTGCCATCGTGCTATACTTGCGGTCACCACAACAACAAGTATTTATAACCATGATTTCTAATCTTTTATCTACACTGGGTTTAAATCTTTGGTACAACATGATGATGTTAATTTCAGGCGCGCTATTTCTATTAAGTGCAATGGGTTTATTGCCATCACTTCCAGCAACGCAAACCATGATATTCACATCGGGAATATTCCTAGTAAGTTTTGGTGAAAGGTGCAATCATATTCAAGGAAATAGGGAATACCCCATTTATGTCCCCGGTGGGCTTTTCACTCGGACGGTTAAAGTAAATGAGCGTATCAATACAATACCCGGCATCATAATGGATATTGTTGGTGGTCTAATCTTGGTTTATGCAATGATTAAATTATTTATTTAATCTAAGCCAAACAATGAAGCCGACTCTTTGGAATCGGCTTTTTCTTTAGTCTATTAATACATCTATGTATTTGTATGTCAAAGATGGTGTTTGAAATGGTTTTCCTTAATGCCATATTGGTACTATAGTTAGCGCCTCAAATTGGTATTTTATATCAATCTCTCACAAATACTGACCACGTGAAAACCTGCCCAATAATTTCCATATCTTCTAAGTATGCGGTTTCGTCCTTTCTGGATGAATTGAAACTATGGATGTTGATAGTATTATCATCGTTCCATGATAATTGTTTTACATGGAGGCTGCCAGAATGCCTGAATACATAAATTTCATTGTTTATTATTCTTTTTCCGTCTAAGTTGACGCCAACGATAGCGCCATCCGGCAGTACTGGTTCCATGGAATCCCCTTTAATTGTTATGCATACTGCTTTACTGGGCGAGACGCCACATTTCTGCAATGCACTACGCGCTAATGCAATTTGAAACTCACTATCTTCACTAAATGTTGGTTGTGCAACATTGCTACTCAGCGTTAGTGATTTAATATTTCTGTTTGCAGATTGATTCCAATGTAATCCATGTACTCCATTAAGTGCCAATTGATTATTCATGTTCAACTCCTTATAGAAAGTGGATAAATGGTCAAGGGTAGGGGGTCATCAAAATGATGATCCCTATCAATGGTGATATTCGAGAATCTTGTTACATCTCTTTAGGGTTAAGTTTCCAATAAACAACTTAGAAAATAATCCATGTATTGGAACATTCAGATATAAATTATCAAAGTTGGTGTTTGAAGTCGTTCTCCTTTCATAAAGTTCTTTGGATTTTTAGACTTGTCTGTCTGCAAGCGTTACCGGCTTACTGGTTTTGTTCTGGCCGCCCGCGAGGGCTTAACGGCTTGCCAGCAAGCTCCCTAACTTGCCTCGGGCTTTTATATCCCGCTGCCCTGAGCCGGTGCGGTGAAGTTGTTTAACTTCGATGGGCTTATATTAGCGATATGCTAAAAAATAATCAATAGCAAAACGCTAAATTGGCTGATAAAAAAGATAATGCACTGATTGCTAAATAAAATAATTTTAGCGAAATGCTAATTTTTTTAGTATGTTTAAAAATTTGTGTTATTTAAAAGCAACAAAAAGCCACAACCGAAGTTGTGGCTATATGAGAATGTATAAAATTTTTTAAATCATAGTTGCTAAATTACTTTTAAAGCTTCAGTCCAATTAATATAGACCCTGCTGTTGATATAGAAAACTAAACTAAATGCGTCAAGTTCTGTTTGGTAAAATTCACTTTATTTTTACAAGTATATTTGATATATAACGATAAAAAATATAGATTGCTATTTGAGCAAAGATAAAAATAGACACAAGTAAGATGGCTATTTTTTTTAAAAGAAAATAGAGTGGTAATTAGCAAGCAATTTTCAGATAAGAGGAGAAAATAGGCTTATAGTCATCTGGAATCAATGTTTTTACTTGCCCGATTACTTGATTATCTTTGGGTAGATAAATAATTAATTCATTAATCATTGCCTCAAGTATTTTTTTACGATTCCATTGTTCTTTATAATTTGATGAATTTATTTTCTGGGAGATAGACATTAATTCTTTTTTTCTATTGTAGATATATTTCATTGTAATATAAGATGTCTCATTTTCATCAGTGTCTGAAAAAGTTAGAGTCAAAATAATCAAATCATCTTCTTTGTAAGTTTCAATATTTGTGTATTCTTTTTCAAATATTGCTGTAATTAATTCTTCAGGTTGAACTCCTTTTACCATACAAAAAGCGATTATTTTATTAATTTCTTTTGTTATATGTGTATAGTTGGTCATTTGAGCATCCTTTCAATTTCTGTACGTAATTCCTTTAGCTCCTCGATTGATTTTATAAGAGCTTGATTATCACGATTTTTAACTACTCCATATTTTCTGCACAGTTTTAAATTAATAAATTTGACTAATATAGCATCATTAGTATCAGTTGTCTGTAAATTGCGGGTAATATGGTTAAATTGTGAATATAACTCAGAACCCTTTTCTTCTAAATTTTTACTAAAGAGTATTTCGGCGACCATATCTTGAGTACGTATTTTTAAAATCTCTCTCAATTTTTTTCTTGCTTGATCTGGTCGTTTTGATAATAACAAAGGATCAATGGTTTCTGATTCCTTTTCCGTTTTTTCTTTAGTAATTTGTTTTCTAACATTTTCTAATGTTTGTTCAGAAAAATGTGGAAATTTTTGTTTTAAACTTATTATTTGCAGCTCCACGTGGTTGTCAATTTCTGCTCTCTTTTTTTCAAAAAGCTCGTTAAAATCAATATCATCAAGGTATGATTCTGACTTGTTTGCATAAACACTATTGCTTTCTACAAAAGCTAGCTTAGTATCTTTTTCAGTATAATCTTTTTCAGTAAAATTATATTCTCTATTGCATGAGCGTCGAGCTATTTCAACCTCTTTATGATAAAAATCCCACATGTCATTAAGGCCAATTTCTTCATGAAAAATAACTATGCCATTATTATCAATTTCGAAATTCTCGGATTCTGGAATTACTCGCAAAATTCTTCCAACGACTTGGGCAAACGCGTTAAGACTTCGATATGGCCTAAATATTGCTAGAATTGAGAGATATTTATGGTCATAACCCTCCATTAACATATTAACAGAAATGACAGCATCACATTTATGCTCGTCAATTTCCATAAAAGCCGCAGCAAGTTCTTTTTGTTCCATTTTACTATGTACAATAACAGAATTTATCCCTCTCTCCTTATACCAATTAAGTAGATCTTTAGCATGTGCTATGCTACAACCAACTGCTAAAATTTTATGAGGGATATTGGGAGATAATCTTTTAATTTCTTTAAGTTTTGTAATACTATGCTCTATAACATTTAACGAGCATTCTTTGGATAAAGCGACACTTTTTTCAATCCAATCTTTATCATCTAATTTGAGTACTTCTTCTTTCGTTAATTTTTTATCTGGGTGTTTAGGTATTTTGAAATATAATTCCTTGGCATTAATAGTTTCTTTTCGAAGCCATTTAACATATTTATAACGCATAACTTCAGATAATGGTGTCTCATGAATTTTTTTGCCCGGAATTTCTTTACCATCACCTCTATACGGCGTCCCTGTAACATGTAAGATTTTGGCATTGGGGAATTGCGTAAAGATTGTTTGCCAGCTTTGGGCTGGAGCATGATGAGCTTCATCTATGATAATAAAGTCAAAAAAATTTTTTGACACTCTATTTATTAAACTTTTATTGTTATGGGTTGAAACAATTTTTTGTATATTAGTAATAATAATATGACTATTGTGTAAATGCTCGTCTGACAATTCAGCAGAATATTCATTAACAATTGGAATATCTTTTCCCTTAAAAATAACATCATATTTAATCCAGAAATTATTATCTAAGGGGTCTTGTGTCTTTATTATACTATTTTTTGTAACTAGACCTGGGGTAATTATTAAAACTCTTTCATGAGCCACTCCAAAAGGGGCAATTGAGATTAATCCACTTTTACCGGTACCAGTAGGTAAAACAACTAAGGCCTCTTTATTTTTTTCATCACTAAAAAATTCCTTTATTTTTATATAGGCTTCAATTTGTGGTGTTCTCAGTTTCTTATTACCTTCAATATTTACAGCTGTATCAAAAAAATACGACATTTTATCTCCATATTTATGTAAAAAGTTAATAATTAGATATCTATAAAATCAATAGGTAATGCTCTCAAAAGTTTTTCATGAATAATTAACCAGTCCTTTAGACACCTCTTGTAAACGCTCTCATAGTGTACACATACCAAAAATCCCTACCTTTTGTTCAATAGCTTCAGCGATAACGAGTTCTTTAAGTTGGCGAATGATTTTATTCATATCGATCCTATTGAAGATGTGCCCACATTTATCGCAAAGCAAGCCTACAAATCGAGAAAGATTGTTTTTTCCTTTTCTTTGTCTTAAGCCTTTTTTTGTCGCATTGAAGGCAAGATACTGACACGAAATCAGGTAAAGCCATGTAATACCTTTATTGAGCAAGAACATACCACCAAAAAATACGTCCTGTAATATTGATGCCTTCCATATTTATTTCTTCATCCCTATAGTGGTGTTTAAATTCCTCTTCCATACAATAATTGCTTGCTTGCGTAAAAGTACTAAATACGTTCAATTCTTAATGTAGCTACAACTTTCCCACATATTTTTATTGAATTGAGTTCGTTATCCCTAAGAACTTCGCTTTTATATTTCTGATTATCACTGATAATCCTTAGCTCACCGCTTACAAATTTCTGAAGCCTCTTTACTTTTAATCCAGAAGACGACATGAAGACGTAAACGCCATCTTCTTCATAGAAATTTATTGCTTGGTCTACGAATAGCCAATCACCGTTGTTAAATGTTGGCTGCATTGAATCGCCAGAAGCGGTAATAATCGAGATTGATTTTAGATTATTACCAATATTGTTTCTTGCCCATTTTTCTGAAACTTCAACCAATTGTACAGATTCTGGAAAATCGTTATTGTCAAAACCATTGCCCGCAGCAGCTTTTACGTCAAGTAGCGTGAATTGAATAAATCCTTCTTGTGGCGTCGTATCTGTTGTTTTAACCGGTTGGTCAAACCACCCACGAGGCAAACCTAAGGCTCCTTCAATTTCGCGAGCAGTATCGGATTTCATAGAGCGGGCTTTTCCCGTTTTAGAGTCGGCGGAACCGTTAACCCATTGGCTTATCTGAGCAGGAGACTTATCAATTCTTTTACTTAGCCCAGTTTGTCCACCGTATTGCTTAGAAAGCATTAATAACCTCTCTCTGTAAGTTTCTTCTATGGTTTTCATACAAATCCTTTCAATTCGATTATTAGCAATTTGCTAACAAAAATAAATGTGCATTATGCTTGATTTTTATTTAGCGAATCGCTAATATAGGTGGCGGAAAGGATTAATATGAACTTACAGGAATACTTAAACAGTAAAGGGAGAGGCTCAACAACTGCGCTTGCTAAATCTATTGGTGCTCATGTTCCTGATGTCTCAAGATGGGCAGAAGGTAAGCGCCCGTGTCCCCCGTGGCGATGCTTGAAAATCGAAAAATATACTAATGGCGTCGTTTCTAGAAAAGATTTGCGCCCTTTTGATTATAAAAAACACTGGCCGGAGCTGGAGGATGCCCACGATGACAACTAAAGCAACTCAAATCTATCTGCAAGATGGTCAATCTGAGGTTGATTTTAAATTCAATGATGAATGGTGCCAGCTTAAAGAGCTGATACGCGCGGGCAGGACAGACGAGGCGCATAAGTTATTGGATGTGCTAAATGAAATATACCGAAACCGCCCGACTGAGGTTGTTGAGGCGTTGGAAGAGGAGATGGGGCTGAGATGAATAACAATAAAAAAAGCCCACGGGACTGGGCTTTCGGAAAACGGCTGTTTGGCAGTCGTTCAATTCTTTAAATAACTACAGGTGTAATTATGACTTCAGTAGCAAATCTTGTCAATGATAACTCTTTAAAAATAGGCGATATTATCGGAGATGTTACATGTGCCTACAATCCGCGTCTGAAACGTATATGTAAGGGCGATATTAAGGCTGGGCTGGTTTTAAACCAGTTGCACTATTGGTGGCAGTACTGTACTAGTACGGCAAAAGGTTTTTATAAGTCTGTTAAGGAATTGGCTAGTGAACTGGATTTAAGTGAATATGCGGTACGTAAATCCATCAAGATGCTGGAAAGCCTTGGCTATATCCGGCGCAAGGTTAAGAAGCTTGAGCATAGAACTTATTATCTGGTTGATGAGGCTGCGATTAAAAAGGCTGCTGAGTGTTTTGATGCTCATAAAGCAGACAAGCCTAGATATCGTGTATTTACTGGTGTGCTTGGTCGTATTAGCCGAGGTGCAAAATATGACATTTCCCGAATGACGACATGTCGCAGTTCGGGAGTGTTGACATGTGACAACTCGGGAGTGGCGACATGTCAACACTCGGGAGTTGCGACATGTGACAGTTCGTATAAAGAAGAGATTTATACAAAGAATTATTCAGAGAATTATACAGAGATAGAGCGCGCTAGTGATTCTGAGGATTTTGAGTTAGTCCCAGATGGTGAACAGCCAGAATTGAATGATGATAATGCTGATGGTGCTGGTGTGGTGTATGCGCCAATAGGGCTGCATAAGAAATGTGGCTGGTGTGAAAACTGGGTAATGCCGGATAAATATCTGGATTATGCGGCAGCTAAGGGGCTGGTTGGGACTGCGCTGGATATTGAGATTGAGAAGTTTGTGAATTACTGGCTATCTGGTGATGCTAAAGCCCCGAATAAGCGCAACTGGGAAGCTACATGGCGCAACTGGGTTTTAACATGGTCAACTAGCAGTGCTGGCAGGATGGGTGCCAATAAACGCCGGAATGAATGGGATTGTACTAATGCGCGCTATGTGGAGGTAAGGCCGAATCTGCGGGTGTATGGGGTAGATGTTGGCGGGCGCAAGGTGTTTGTTTCTGTTCTTGGGCAAACTGGGGAATGGAACGCGCCGAGATGGGAAGATGTAGGCTATAGCTCAAGTGCTGATGAGTTGTTTATGGAAACTGTGCGTCTGTGGAATGAGGCTGATTATGGACGCTAGAGAGGTATCTCAGTTGCTGGCTGATAAGGCGTTAAGTGTGTCTGAGTATCTGCTCCCCAATGGCAGGAAAAATGGCAATGAGTGGTGCTGTGGCTCGGTTAATGGCGAGGAGGGGCAATCGCTAAAGGTGCATTTATCTGGCAGTAAGGCTGGTGTCTGGAAAGATTTCAGTGATCAGGATAAAGGTGGCGATTTGCTGGATTTGTGGGCAGCCTGTAGGGGATTAAGCTTTGTTGATGCGCTTAAGGATGCCTGTAAGTGGCTGGGGGTTGAGTTTTCTCCCAAGTTTTCAGTTGCCAGTAAAAAATCATTTACGCGCCCATCTGTACGCTTGGGGACGGTGATTCAGCCAAAAGAGGATGGTTATTTTGACAGGCGGCGCATTAATGGCAGCACGCTTAAAGCCTACAATGTGGCCAATCATGACAGGGAGATTGCTTTTCCGTTAATGGTTGAGGGGGTTATTTATAACATCAAGTACCTAACGCCACGGCGAAAGGGTGAGGAGAAAAACCGCTGGCGACAAGAATCAAACTGTGAGCCATGTTTGTTTGGGTGGCAGGTAATCACGCCTGATGATGACAAGGTTGTGATTACTGAGGGTGAAATTGATGCCTTGAGTGTTTTCCAGTCTGGGGTAAAGGCGCTGTCTATGCCTAGCGGTGCTAAAAATCTGGAGTGGATTGAATACGACTGGGAGCGGTTGCAGCAGTTTAGGGTGATTTATCTGGCCTTGGATAATGATGACCCGGGACAGTTGGCCACGATGGAGGTTTTGCAACGGCTTGGTGAACACCGGTGCAAGTTGGTTGATTGGGGCGATTTTAAAGATGCTAATGAGTGTCTGTGTAAGGCTGGTGAAGCTGCTGTACTGGATGCGATAGTCAGTGCCAAGTACAAAAAACCGGAAGATTTAAAAAACGCTATTGAGTACGCGGACATTTTGTTTCAGGATTTTAATGGATTACTTGAAGCTGCCGCAGGTAATACTACGCCATTTGCTGGGATGAAAGATTTTAAGTTTGGCATGGATCAGTTGACGGTATGGACTGGTTACAGTGGGCACGGTAAAAGCCAGCTATTGGGGTATTGTATGTGTGAAATGATACTGAGGCAGAAAGAACGCATTTGTTTGTTTTCCGGGGAGATGAAGCCCTACAAGGTATTAAATCGGATGGTTAGGCAGGTATGTGGAAAGCAGCGCCCTGATACCGCGGATTTAACAGAGGCATTAAATTTGCTATCTGGGGGCATGAATATCGATGGTGAGCGTTGCACGGAAAAAAATGGCAATGAATCTGGCGGGCTGTGGATATATGACGTTAATGGCGCCGCCAGTCTGGAAAGGATGCTCAATGTATTTAAATATGCTAAGCAACGATATAACTGCCGTCATTTTGTTATTGATAGTTTGATGATGCTGGGGGTGGCTGAAAGTGATGTGGACAGGCAGAAAAAGATAGCGGAAATGCTGCGGGATTTTAAATCCCAAAACAATATACATATTCACCTTGTTGCACACCCTCGCAAGCCTGATAACGGCGATGAATCCAAGCCTCCCAACAAGCATGATGTCAGGGGGTCGGCGGGGATTACTGATCTTGCTGATAATGTTTTGGTTGTGTGGAGGAATAGTGATGCTACAGGTTACGGGACAGACCCGGATGCGAAGCTTATTTGTCAAAAACAACGCGATTCGGGTTGCCAACCGATGGTTAATCTGTTTTTTGACCGTGAAAGCTGCCAATACCATGAGCGTGAAAGGGAAGCCATTAGCATGATTACAGGTGAAAGAGTTCGGCGGGATTTTAAGTCACAACGCGTGCGATGATGATGTCAAGTTTAGGAAAGAGCGAAGAGTTAAAGGGTATATTTGATGATTAGTAAGATTGAAATAGACATTGCTGCAGATGTGCTGGCTGCGTATGAGCGAACTATGGCTGATCGGAAGAGGCAAGGGCATTGTCTGAGTGCTGAATGGCGCTACGGGAAAGAGAAAGTTATCAGGGAATATGCTTTTGATGGTGTGCACTATAAACCTGAGGTGTTTGCATTGGTAAAAAGTGCGTTGTCGTTATTGGCACAAAACAATCGCGAGGCGTTTAATGTGCTTAGTATTGAGTATGGACGTAAAAGCCCTTATTTTAAGCGCCGTTCAATCACTGCACGCCATCGTGCTATGGTTAATAGGGGCGCATGGGCTGGACAGGTAGAAAGGGCGTTAGTGCTGTTTTGGGCATATATGCAACATTGTGAAAATTTTGATAAATATTTTTTTAATTTACCCTTGTACATAACTTGAATATTTAGTATATTTCTAATCACCAATCTGTTTTTTCTTTTTAATGCCGGTGGCAGCTTTGCTGCACCCAAAAAAAGATATTAACATTGTATTCTCCTTTTAGTTGATAAACTTTACTACTCCGCCCGCCATCTCCCTGGCGGGTTTTTTTTATTGGGTGTCTGTATGTGGTTAGTTATTGCACATATAGGGCGTTGATAGCATGTGATGATGAGCACCTAATTTGGCATCAAAGCCCATCTTTTAACTGGCATTCTGGCTTGTGTGGCCAATCCTATCAAGCGCAGCTTTAGCTAGAAAGTTGGAACGGGTATCATGGGTTAATGATACGTAATTATCGACCTTGTCTAAAAGATATTTTGGCCAGCTCACATTAAAGCGTTCAGGCTTCAGGGTTAGATGATCAATATTAACCTCGATACCAAATCATTGAGCACCAGCATAATCGGGGTTGGTTATCAGGGTATCAAGTGTCGGCTGTTGTGTTTCAGGCTCCTTGCCGTCTTCGAGCATGCCTTCTATATGAAACAAGATAGCCTGTTTAGCCTCATCAATGGCCTGATTAAGTGTATCACCATATGAAAAGCAGCCAGGTAAAGATGGTACGGTTACGCCGTAGCCAGTATTTTCATCTTTGTTAATAGCGATGTATAGAAATATGATGCGCCTTTTGTCAATGTAATCGCCGGCTTATTTAAGGCCAGCTTGTTTTAGCTGCGGTTGGTGAAGAGCTTAAAATTACATCAAATTGAATCGAAGCACTATTGTTTGCCCGCCTATCGCTTTGGCGGGCGTTGATCATGCAAGTAAGTCTAGTTGACCTTCATGAATACCCAATGCGGTAGCCAATTTAATTCTTGTGGCTTTACGTGGTTTTTTTGATGATTCCAGTTGTGAATAAGCTGGTTGAGTTATGCCTAATTTTTTAGCACATTCTTCTTGTGTAAGTTGCAAGTACTCACGCCATGCCCGAGCAGGTGAGTATTGTTTGTCGAACAATAAATCTACCACTTCACTAGGCACGCCATCGGTAAGATTAATTTTAGACGAGCTGGTTAACTGCAAGTATTTATCATAAGGAACTAGAACATATTCAGGATTACCAAATCGATTATTTATAATTTGATAGTTAATAAGTGCGGTCATCGCGTTTTTTCACCTCTTCAATGGAGACGATGCTAATATCGCCATCATAATTAAACAACACCCGATAATTACCAACTCTTAGTCTGTAATCATACTGGTGATTGTTAAGCTTCTTAACATTTAGGCAATTAGGCATATTGGAAAGATTTGCAATCTTATCCCTAATAATTTTATGTGTAGGGATTTTGCTAAGTTGCTTAATAGCTTTGGGTTGGTAGATTATCCTATTCATAAGTAAATTATAAGATAAATATAAGTTATTTGCAATATTTTATAAGTTTTTATGTTTGTTATTGAGATTTAATAGATTGAATTAAGACAAGTCCACGCATGCGCGCGTGGGCTTTTTTATTGGAGTTGGGATATGAGTAACCCTATAGATTTTGCACAGGCGTATTACAACGGCCTTGAATTTGTCAGAAATAAGAAAAAAGAGGCGGCAGAAATTGATGCTGTGCTTAACCGGTTTTGCGAAGAGGTACATACTGCCAGCAAGGGCAAGTTGGTGTTAGAGGTTGGCAGACGGCCTTACTGTAATCCATCTGATTTAAAAGTGATTGCGATAAAGCGAAGTAAAAGTAAAGGTAGAGGACGCAAGACGCTAGTAGATATTGAGCCATCACAGGGCGGATATCCGTGCGTGATTAGGCATGGTGGCTGGTTTAAATCCGTTATTGATAAAGATGGCTTTGAAGCAACGCTTGCCGAAGTACTGCAAAGCTATAGCGCAGCCCATAAGATTCACTACCTACTGACACGAAGCCATGAAGATACCAACGCTTAAAAGTAGCCTACCTGAGTTTAACAGTTCATCTGCCACGGTACTCAGGGATAAACCGGGGGCTACAAAGCGCATACGAGGCTATCAATGGCAGGAGATAAAGAAGAGGGTATTGGCACGGGATAGTTTTCGATGCCGATCCTGCGGTTGCATTGGTGGCGGCTTACAGGTTGACCATATCATTCCATTGGAGTTAGGTGGCAGTAATGATGATAGTAATTTGCAAGTACTATGCGCGGAGTGTCATAAGCATAAGACCACTAAAGAACTGCGGCAGCGATATAAGCGTGGATGGTAAATTTATTTAGTGATGGGTGTAGCTGGTTAGATTATTATGCGTGAATATAGTTACATTATGTTATTACTTCGAATTATATTATCATATGAAATAGTAACTATTTATTATTGTTTTTAGTCTGCTTAAAAAATAGGCAGGGGTGGTAGTAAAGTTGGGTTACTATCACCGCCGACACCGCGCGCCCTCTCATTTGTAAAAAAAATGGCCTGAAAACACCTGTTAATTAACAAAATCTGCTCGAAAAAATAGGCAATTTGCTATGTCACTTAATGATAAACAGGAATTATTCGCGCTTAGTGTGGCCGCGGGGCTAAATCAGACGGAAGCCTGTGTTAATGCGGGCTACAGCAAGAATGGTGCAGCCGCTGCCGCATGTCGGTTAATGAAAAATCAGGCCGTTTTAGCGCGCATTGAGGAGTTGAAAAAGCAGCAAAATGGACTTAACAAAAATATTAACAAAATTATTAACAACGATGTTAATACGGATGTTAATCCTGTTAAGTCTGTATCACCACCCAGTGATGACCCTTTGCAGTTTTTGGTGATGGTAATGAATGATGATAACTGGCCGCACAAGCTGCGGATTGATGCTGCTAAAACCCTGATGCCTTATAAGCATGGGCGCATTGGCGAGACCGGCAAGAAAGAGGCCGCCAGAGATGTGGCCATTGAAAAATCACGCGCGGGCGGGTTGTCTGCACGGCTAAAGCAGAAAGGTTTGAAACAGGTGAAGTAAATGGCTGATTGGGTGACAGCCTGCCCTGACTGGGAAGAGCGGATTGTTAACCGGCAGTCATTGATACCCAGCGAACCGCTATTTCCTATCGTGGCAGAGATTGCGATTGAGGTATTTGGTGATCTGATAGTGCCCGACATGACCGGATTGCCAAGAATGCGTGATGTAATGCCGCAGTGGGTATTTGATTTTGTTGGTGCGATTTTTGGCGCGCTTGATCCAGATACGCAGCGGAGATTAATCAAAAAGTTCTTTTTGTTGATTAGCAAGAAAAACGCTAAATCTACCATTGCTGCCGGAATTATGATAACCGCCCTTGAACTGAATGAACGTAATTTAGCTGAGGCTATCATTCTGGCACCGACGAAAGAAGTGGCTGATAATTCGTTTAAACCAGCGGCGGGTATGATTGAGTTTGATCCGGAAATGCAGGATAAATACAGTATTTCCAAGCATACGAGAACGATAACGCATTTAGCTACCAAGTCAACGCTGAAAGTTGTGGCTGCGGACGATAAAACAGCAGGTGGCCTGAAAGCCGCCTTTGTTTTGATTGATGAGCATCATTTATTTGGCGCGATGGCGAATGCAGAATCAATAATTAAAGAAGCCACCGGCGGCCTGATGTCTAAAGTGGATGGTTTTTTAATTATTTTGTCCACGCAATCCCGAGAGCCGCCCGCTGGCGTGTTTAAAACGGAACTGGAGTATGCGCGTTCGGTAAGGGATGGCAAGACGGCGGAGGGTAAAGAACTTGTTGATAAGACTTATTTGCCGGTTTTGTATGAGTTTCCGGCTGCGCTTATTAAGTCGGGAGCGTATAAGAAGCCTGAAAACTTCTATATAACCAATCCAAGCCTTGGCTACTCAGTAGACGAGGCTTTTTTGATTAGTGAGTATCGACAGGCCGAACTGAAAGGCGAAGAAACGCTTATTGAGTTTGAGGCCAAGCACTTAAACAAGGAAGTCGGGTTAAATTTACGCTCAGATCGCTGGAGTGGTGCAGATTACTGGCTAGCGCAGACAGATGACACGTTGACGCTAGATACGCTGCTAGAACGCAGCGAGGTAGTTGTAATAGGGCTTGACGGCGGTGGTAATGATGACCTGTTTGGGTTGGCCGTGGTTGGGCGGGAAAAAGACACTCAGCGCTGGCTTTCATGGTGTTATGCATGGGCAAACCCGCCGGTGCTGAATAATCGCAAGGACATCCTGCCACAACTGGATAGTTTTGTGAAAGACGGTGACATGACCTTTTGCCAAAATGTAGGCGATGACCTGAAAGAAGTGGCTGAGATATGTTTGAAAGTGGGCGAAACGGGTTTGTTGCACTCTATAGCAGTTGACCGCTATGGCATGGAACCAGTTTTACAAACCATCCATAATAAATTTGTTGACAGTGGCTATGCTTTCCCTGCTGATGGCCTGTTTAAAGCGATATCGCAAGGCTTCAAAATGACAGGCACTATTAAAGCCACAGAGCGCGCTTTAGCCAGCAAAAATATGTGGCACGCTAATCAGCCACTGATGAACTGGAATGTTGGTAACGCCCGCGTTATCCAATCGGGCAACGGTATTCAGGTAACCAAACAGTATGCAGGTTTTGCCAAGATTGACAGCCTGATGGCGCTGTTTGATGCCGTGGCCGTGATGGCGACCAATCCGACCTCACGATATAACGGCGGCCTTGATTCTTTTCTAGACAACTACATAATAGGTTAAACAATGGCTGATTTACAGGATACTGGCTTTTTTCGCCGCATTCTGAGTGTTTTCAGGCCGCAGTTAAAGCTAGGCAAAGGCGAGAGCATCATGGCAATTGATAGCGCATCCTCGGTTAGTGGTGTCATGGTGACGCCAGAAAAAGCGTTAAAGCTTTCGGCTGTGTGGGCATGTATTAATTTACGCTCCGGACTGGTGTCTACCCTGCCTTTTGCCTTACGAACTGCGGATAAAAATATTGCTACTGAGCATCCTTTGTATGACATCTTTCGCTATGCGCCCAATGCCGACATGAACCCATGCGAATTCTGGCAGGCATTGATGACTTCAATAGACATATATGGCAATGCATTTGCTGAAATCAAACGCAAAGGTGAGCGGATTATATCGCTGGAAGTGCTTGATGCGGCCAGAATGAAAATAACCCGCCTGCAAACGGGTGCGGTAGTATATGAATACAATGAAAGGGATGGAACGCGAAAACTGCCCGACCGAGATGTTTTTCATTTGAAAGATTTCACGATGGACGGAATAACTGGGCTTTCTCCGCTGTCCTATGGCGCAGAAATCCTAGGATTGCAAATGGAAGCCAATGATACTACGGCACACGATTACAAGAATCGTTTCAAAGGGCGCGATGTACTTGTATACAGAGGTACAGGGCAAGGCGGAGCGCCGATATTGAATGAGGAGCAGCGTAAGAAAACCCGCAAATGGCTGCAAGAGTTTTCAGAGGCAAGTGCCGCAGGGAAGACACCAATACTTGAGGGTGGTTTTGACCTTTTAAACCGAGCGCCGTCATTAAGCCCGATTGATGCCCAATTGCTTGAATCACGCCTGTTTGGCATTGAGGAAATCTGCCGCTGTTTTTCGGTACCACCGCAATTAATTGGCCACACCAGTAAATCGTCTAGCTGGGCATCCAGTTACGAAAACACGGTGCTTAGTTTTCAGGCATTTGTAATGGTGCCTAAGCTGGCACGGATTGAGCAGACGATTACGCGCAAATTGTTAAGTCCGGCGGAGCGCAAGATTTATACACCCAAATTTAATACCGAGGGGCTATTGCGCGCTTCACCCGCCAACCGCGCCAGCTTTTATACCTCAATGGTGCAAAACGGGATTTATTCACGCAATCATGTGCGCGATCTTGAAGACTTGCCGGCAGTGGAAGGTGGGGATGAATTAACCGTGCAGTTAAATATGGGTACGTTGAATCATGCAGCAAATGAAACATTAAAGAGGCAAGAATGATGCAGACAAAACGTCTTGATATGCCGCTTGAAATTAAATCCGTCAAAGAAGACGGTTTTTTTTCAGGTTATGGCTCTATAAATGGCAATTTAGATTCTTATGGTGATGTAGTAATGCCTGGAGCGTTCGCAAAGTCGTTGGCGGAATGGAAAGCCCGCGACCGAATGCCGCCAGTGTTATTCAATCATGATTGGAATACGCCTATTGGCTGCTATACCAAACTGGTTGAAGATGAACGAGGGCTGTATGTCGAGGGTAAATTGCTGATCGACCAGATAGAAAAAGCGCGGGAAATGCATGCATTATTGCAGGCCAAGGCGATTGATGGCCTGTCTATTGGTTATAGCATCATACGGCAGGAATACGACCGGGAAGCAGATACCAACAAATTGATAGAAGTAAAACTATATGAAATATCCGTTGTTATTTTTCCAGCTAATCCAGAAGCCAGGGTGAACTATGTCAAGCATGATTATGGATTACCCTCATCCGAACAGTTCAAAGCGCTGTTAATGCAAAACGGATTTAATGCAAAACAGGCCGCTGTCATTCACGACAGCGGTTTTTTTTCGTTGTCACAAAAGACAACACCAACCAACCACGAGTCTGAAATAGACGAAGTTATACGAATTTTAGGAGCTAACTAAATGCCTGATGTAAATGAAACCAAAGCAGTTGAACTGGCTAAAGTGCTGAAAGAAAAGCAGGAAGCGGTTAATAAGGCAGTTGACGAAGTTAAGGGACTTGGCGAGGAGCTTAAAGGCAAGCTTGCGAAAGGTGACAAAGTTACCGAAGAACTTAAAAACGATGTTGACAAACTGCTGACCGAAGTTAACGGCCTGAAGTCGCAAGTGCATGATATGGAACAGGCGCAAGCGCGCAATCCTGTCACACCGCAAGGCAAGCAGACTTTGGGGAGTATGGTGGTTAAGTCTGAACAATTTAAAAGCTGCGCCAACATATCAAAAGGCGACAAGCTGAGCGTTCCTATTAATACTAAAGCGTTGGGCGGCCCAGACTATACGGATTACAGCGCCGGTGCATTAGTACAGCCGCACGTTGTTAGTACTGTCACCTTGCCGGAGCAGCGATTAATGGTGCGTGATTTGCTTACGCCGGGCAATACCGATAGCAACATGATAACCGTACCCAGAGAAGCCGTTTTTAAAAATAACGCTGATGCGACACCTGAGGGATGGATAAAGCCAGAATCACATTTAAACTTTGAGCAGGAAACGGTGGCGGTTGTAACTATTGCCCACTGGATTAAAGCAACTAGACAGATATTAAGTGACGCTTCCGGCTTGCAGTCTATGATTGATGGCCGCCTACGGTACGGCCTAAAACTCAAGGAAGAACAACAGCTCTTAAATGGCACCGGTAATGGCGTGGAGATAACTGGCCTGATACCTAACGCTACAAAGTTTAAAAATGAAAGTAACGTTAAGGAATTTACCATTATTGACCAGTTACGTCTGGCCATGTTGCAGGTGGTATTGTCTGGCTACAGTGCTAGCGGCCATATACTTAATCCAGTGCAATGGGCAGAAATTGAAATGGCCAAGGATGACATTGGCCGCTATGTAATCGGTAATCCGCAGGGGCGGGCAATCCCGACATTATGGGGGCAGCCAGTGGTTGCCACGCCGTCTATGAAACAAGGCGAGTTTCTGACTGGTGCTTTCAAAATGGGGGCACAAATCTTTGACCGGTGGGAGATGAGTGTTAATATCGCCTTTAATAACGATGATGATTTTATTCGCAATATGGTAACCATATTGTGCGAGGAGCGGCTGGCACTGGCTATTTACCGGAAAGAGGCATTTGTAACGGGTACATTGCTGGGTGTTCAGGGTGTACCGCCTACGCCACCGAATTCCGAAACAAACTGAAACTGTTTATTCCGCCCCTTACGGGGCGGCTGAGGGCGATTATGATTAGTATTGAAGATATTCGTAATAATTGCCGGATTGATGACGATAGCGAAGATGATTTGCTTAGAATTTATCTAGCAGCGGCGCAGGAAACAGTAAAACAGTTCACCGGACGCAACTGGTACGAAAATGAAGTGCCAGACACAGACCCAACCGGCATGTTGTATAACTCCGCAGTTGACATGGCAATGTTGCTGTTAACCGCCAACTGGTATAAAAACCGCGAGGCGGTTTCTGCAATAAATTCCGCATGGCTGCCTTTTGGTGTTGGGTTTTTATTGCAGCCGTACCGGATTATGTGGGGGGATTCATGAGTATTGCGGCAGGCAAACTTGATAAACGGGTATTGATTCAACGCCCGGAAATCAGCAAGGGCAGTCTGGGGGATATTGAAAAAAATTGGATTGATGTCGGCAAGGTATGGGCAAACATGTCCTATCTGTCTGGCCGTGAATTTGTTAAAAACGGGCTGGATTCGGCAAGTTGTACCGTGTCGATCCAGGTGCGCACAAGCAAACTGACAGCCAACATTACCCCTGAATACCGGATTATTTACAAGGGTAGTATTTTCAATATTCAGGCAGTATTACCGGATTCGATTCACTCCGAAGTAATTAATTTACCTTGTACAACGGGCATGAACGAGGGTTAAAGATGACATTCAGCGTTAAGGTTAACGGGCTGGAGAGGTTGCAGAAAAAGCTAAGGCGACTTGGTAAGAGCGTTCAGGAAGACATTGCCAAAAAAGCCACCGGCAAAGGTGCAGCCATCATCCGGGACGAGGCAAAAAACAATGCCTACAAGGCACCAAAACCTTACCGGGTTTACAACAGTGACGGCAAGGGCGGCAAAACCTGTACAGTAGTAAAGCCCGGCCACGTCGGGCGCAGCATCATCATGAAGCGCATCCCCGCCTCGGAACGGCACGGGCTGACTTCCAAGCATATTGTTACCGTATCCAATTCCAAGGAAATTCCCAAAGGAGCAAAACAGATTGCCACCTTTGTGGAATACGGTATTAACATGCCGCAGCCACACCCGTTTATGCGCCCAGCTTATGACAATAAGCGCGGGGAGGCTAAAAAGGAAGCAACCAAAATATTGCTGGAAGAGGTGCAGAAAGAATGGAAGAAATAGCTATTTTTTACAGCATCATAAGGGATTTATGCGGTGGGCGTGTTTATCCAGACCTGATACCGGTGCAGAACAGTGCCACAGACCCGGCCATGTGGCCAGCCATGCGCTATGTACTTGTTTCCGGGCAAGTGGAGGCGACAAACTGTTACCAGAGTTTCAACCCGCGGGTGCAGGTGGATATTTATGCCAGCACGGCGCAGGAACGCGCGCAATGTGTGCAG